CCCTCACGGGCCCTCTAGCTAGGCGTTAAAGTTACCAACTTTAACCCTTCCTCTGAGCATTGCGAACCGACTGGTTTGCGTATATGCAACAGAGAATCTGGGTTCTATAGGCTTCACAGCTAAAGTTCCCATCCACCTCACACATGGCCCTTCAATGTGCCATAAGCACTATATGAAGGAACCTCCATGGTAACACCAATTACCCCTCGATCTTCGTATGAAGTAATCAAAGGACCCGGTAATGTGTACGGTTTTCGACCTGAATGGGTCGAGCGTCGCAAGATTTGGAATCGTCAAACGAAACCTTTTAATCTTGAACTTCCGTACTTTTTCAGTGAGCGTAGGATAAACGAGGTGTGGGATGGTGACGGCGTCGATTATGTCGACGTCGCCAACTCCATACTCTTGCGTCCCAAAAACGACCTAAGTCAGCGTCTGTACAATGCCACTTACTCTTCCTTTATGGAAGATGTTCGTGGTGTACAGGCGTCTTTAGGCGCCACTTTGGGTGAGTGGAAATCCGCACAGGAAATGATAGTTGGGCGAGCTAACCAGCTCGTCCAAGGAATCAAATGTGCGAAAAGAGGTGACTTTTTCGGACTCAAACGTGTTTGGGGCAAACACGCCGGAATCAAGCCACGAGTAAGAGCAGGTGGTGGCCAGGTATTGGAGTACAGCTTCGGCTGGGCTCCTTTAGTATCTGACATCAACTCTGCCTTGGAAGTCTTCCATAATAGACTTCCTCCCTTCCGAGTTAAGAAAAGAAAAGCGTACCGTTCACAAGGGGAAGAAACATTTAATTATGGTTCAGTCGCTCGTGACGTGTTGCTCGACTCTTTTATCGGCTGGGAACTTCGCGCGTACGTGGACGTAAACAATCCAAATACCGCACTCGCTAATCAACTAGGCTTGGTTAACCTAGCTTCAGTCGCTTGGGAATTAACGCCCAATAGCTATGTGATAGATTATTTTGTTAATGTCTCTGACTTTATTGACAGTTTCACCGACAAACTTGGACTATCACTAATCAGTCCAGCGAAGACTGAGAAGCGCGTACTGAAGACCTTAGTAACGTCACGGTGGCGTCCCAATCCGGGAGGCTATCCGCCTTATTCGCCCATCGGGTGGAAGGCGCAGGAGGTGTACGTAACTCGTAGCTTGGAAATACCAGGACCTACGCTCGCTCTCCGCCTACCCTGGCGGATGTCTTTGCAAAGGGCTTCTACGTCCATTGCAAGGCTCCTTCAACAACTTAAAGGAAAATAAAAATGACCACAATGGCCAATATTACAGTCAAAAAGGCTGATGGAACAACTGATATCGTCTGGACAGGGCTTTCCCCGTCCGCTGGCGACAAGGTCCCCGCGATCTGGCGCTCACAAACTGTGGGTGCTTCAGTGGCTTACCGACCTGAGTTCAAACTCACAACCTCCAGCCCTCCCAACGGCAACCAGCGTAGCAGTAAAGCTACTATGGTGTACCCCGTTGTGGAAGTCATCTCAGGCAAGAGCACGGTCCTCGGATACATCACTTTTAGTGGTGAATTCAAAGTCCTCAATCTTGCCCCCGACGTTGACGCTGGAGAAGCTGTCTACCAGTGTATGAACCTACTCGGCTCTGCACTGGTCAAACAATCGATTAAAGAAGGCTTCGCGCCGACTTAATACACCTTTCGGTGTATCTCGATTGACTCCCCCATGAGGGGTAGTCTCCGTTTAACAGCTCTCAGGAGAATACATGATGCAATCAAAAGTTCATCGTGCGGTCACCGCATACCTTGCAACCGCTGCAACACCCGTCTCGATAGCCATCCAGAAATGTTTGGCCGAGGGACGTTTGGGCGATCTTCTTAAAATGAAGGTCTCGCCTAGTGATTACAACTGTGCTGAGGCGTATCTCCGTGATGCTCAAGCTCTCGCGTTCTTTTCAAAGAGAACCGATCTTGACTCCGGCATTGATACTAAAGCCGCTGCTCTCACCGCCTGGTGGGAGGCAGAGCATCGTTGTGCGCGCACTAACGCTTTTCTCGCGACTGTCGAATTTGGGCCTCACAGCCCTGAGACGTTGCGCTTTGGAGATTTCCTTTCCAAGGTTAAAAAGAGAATTGCATATTGGCTCGGACCTATTCCTGACGCCCTTTACGGGCGTTTTGGACCAGGTGTCACGATATGTTGCAGAGGGAATCTATCAACAGTTCCCGATAAAATGAGTGTAACCCCTTCTACCACATCCAAAATGCTCCCCTACCTTAAATGGTGGGGGGAATCCGCATGGGCCCGATCTCTCGATGAGAGAGGGTTACTTTACCAGGATGGTATGTTCAATGTCGATATTGCACGCGCAAGCGTGTGGTCGAGTGTTCGCAAGAACTCAAAAACTGACCGTAGCATAGAGATTGGTCCCAGCATAAATGTCTTTCACCAACTCTTCTTGGGTAAAACCATGAAGACGAGGTTCCGGGACAAAGGATGGGATCTCCTGCTTTCAGCAGATCTTCACAGGCGGGTCGCCCGTGAGGCCAGTATCTCTGGCCGCAAAGCTACTATAGACTTGAAACAGGCAAGCGATTCCGTTGCTAAGCGTTTGGTAAAGCTTAGCTTCCCCACTCAGTGGTATGAACTACTGAACGACCTACGCGTACCAGCAATAACATTGCCAGACGGGAAAGTCGTGTATCTCGAGAAATTCTCGGGTATGGGGAACGGATTCACTTTTGAGCTAGAGTCAGTACTGTTCATGGCGATATGCCAAGAGGTTCTGTCTGATATGGGTTTGCCAGCAACGGCAAATACCGATGTCTACGTTTTTGGGGATGACATAATTGTCCCCACGGAGGCTGCTCAAAATGTGATTAACGCGTTACGATGCCTTGGTTTCGAAATTAATGAGGATAAAACCTTTATCGATGGAGATTTCAGGGAAAGCTGTGGTGGTGATTACTTCAAGGGGACTGCCGTAAGGCCGTTTTACCTAGAGAAAGAACCAAATGAACCACAAGAAAGCATCGTCTTCGCCAATGGTCTTCGCCGAGTGGGCGAGAGTCACCACAATGGGTTTCTTAGCCGCGATTATCTTAGGATTCCTTGGCTACGCGTCTTGGACGCTATACCAAGTGATATCCGTAAGTGTCGCGGCCCAGAGGAACTCGGTGACATCGTTATCCACGACGTCCCGGACCTATGGGTCAAAAGAACAAAGTCCTGTATCAGGTACCTTCGATGCTGGAGGCCCGTCGGAAGACGGACCGATCAGCGTTCCGGAGGAACGCTTGTAACATGGGCTGAGTTTCATGACTCAGTCATGCTTGCCACCCGGATTCTAACTGTCAGAAAGGCCAAAGGAGTAATACTCCGTGGCACGACTGAAGGTTATAAGCTGGGTTGGGTACCTTACTCCTAACCGGGGTCAGGTTT